ATGCATGTATATTTTTATTCATATGTAGCATTATAGAATGTAACACATATGCTTATGAATCGAGTAAAATCGGTCACGGCGTCACTGTGGTAAAATTTTAATAATGTTGCAAAAATTTTTTAGATTACATGCGACCAAATTAATATATGGTTTTTTACAATAGGTTGACCTCCTATTGTATGACGAATTTTTACAAAATTCATTTGGTTTAATAATAGATAAATTAAATTAGGAACGCGATTTTTAAAATGGTATGTTTAATCGAAAGACTAACACGTGAGTACCGAAAGGAAAGACTCATCTGAACCTAATCGATTAAACGCTTAATGAAATATATTTAACTCAGTTGTTGTTACCACAATGCAACAATTGTTATAATCAACAAATACATCACTACCGTGGTTTTTAGGTAGTAAAGCAGTTTCGATTGCAGACTGTATTGTTTTCTTTAGGTTAAGAGAGTTTATACACTCTCAAAACTTGGATGGTTTCTTTTTGAAGAAACGAATCCAATCCTTAAAAGATGTCATAGCCGTAGTAAGCTAACGCACGATATTTATATCCTGTTAGATTATACCATCGGCTTTATATGATAAGTACCTGAAGTTAGTTACCGTGTAACTAACGTCCAGACTAGTATCATATAAAGGCCTGTATAAGCATGCTGAAGCGCTTATAAGTGAATATTTTAAGATCAATGTGAAATATGGAAAATTTAAATAACAAATACAACAATAATAATGAATTAGAAGGAAAAACGGAAAAGATAAGAGCCATTTGTAAAAGAATGGGTCTTATGTATACAAAGATTTATAAAAAAGAAACTATAGGATTTAATTATTACAATTATAAAAATACAAGCAAATTTGTTTGTTTTTTATCACGTAATTTATTAATGCAAGTTTCGGTTAAAAATTTTAGTTTTTATGGAAGTAAATACAATAATCACCCAGCGTTAAAGATAAAATATGTTAATATGGAGGAGAGTACTATTATGATAATATATGAAAAGAATATTGACAAATTTAAACCTCAAGTTGGGTTTATAGATAAATGCGTAGATATGTTAACAACACCTTTCGTAATGTTGGAGTCTGCTAAAACGTTTATCCACAAATTGACATCGACTACTTCTAAGTTGATATTGATAGATTTAATATCTTTGATGCTAAATTTGAGAGATGGATATTTTACAGCTACTAAATTAGTATCTTGCCTAATGCAAATATACACTTTACATTGTAGGTATATGGATTTATTCCATAAACCTAAACCAAATTTTGTACCTCAAACAGGTGCCAACCTCACTGAGTTATTAGTGGGATTGAGTTTAATGGGCTTACCGGTATCAGTAATGAATGCTATTAAAAATTTTTCTGCCTTAACGGGAAAGAGAATTTTTGAATCTGATTTACTACTTGATATGGGAGAAAAATTGTTTGCAAATTTAATATTAATAGTTGAATGGATAGCAAACCCTGTAATGAATATTAGATTATTGAGTATTGAAAATGAACAATGGATTATAATGATTTTGAGAAAGTTAGGAACATCGGTGTTTATGCATAGTGACATAAAGTCAGTATGTGAGATTTATACTAAGTATGTTTCTAATCCTCAATGTTTGTTTGATCCTACGTTTAGACAGGAAATAATGAATAAATATGATTCGCTCAAATCTAGTGCTGTTTTTATGGATTACATACAAAATGGTAATAATAAGTATTTTATGACTACTTGGAATTTGTTTGAAGCTAATGTTGTGAAGAGTTGTCAAGCATTTGACACATCAGGGCGTGAAGAACCAATTTGTTTTGTTTTTGAAGGTGAAGCGGGTTCTGGAAAATCTTGTGTTATGAATCAGTTTGTGAATTTATTGAGGGAAAGTGGAATGACTACTATTTGTCATTCAGTACCAGCTGCGGAAGATGGTAAAGATTTTTATGATGATTATGAAAACCAAGAGGTATTCGTAATGGACGATGTAGGGCAACAGGGTAAATCACAGTGGAGATACTTGATTAATTATGTATCACCCGTGAAATACCCTTTACCGTGTGCAACGGCTTCAAAAAAGAATACTAAATTTTTTAATTCTAAAATTATTTTGTGCACTACTAATCATTTTATGGACTTGAACGGGTTTACATCGTCAGATTGTATATCAGAACCGGAAGCTTTGTATAGAAGAGCGCACGTTATTAAAATAACGCGTGGTAATACAGATCATTTTTCGCAAGTATTAGAGTATAATAAATATGATCATATAGGAAGTAAAGTATGGGAAAATAAATTTATTAATCATGCGGCACTTAACGTACCTAATGGATTATCTCCTAATTTTAGTACCGTTGAAGATTATAGTGTAGATAATACTAAGAGAATATTGAAATGGTTATATACAACATTTTTGCATGTATTAAAATCAGAACGTTTAAATAATTCACAAATGAGTATAGCGACTAGCGATTATAGAGATATAATTCGTGAAGTCACTATGCCTGTACAAGAAGAGGTTTTTGTCGACGTTCGTGACAATATTCCAGCTGTAGATGCATTTAATGCTCAAATTTTTGATTTTGTAGGATTTCTTTCTAATACTTTTTATGGATCTGTACAACAACATTTGACAACAGTAATTGATTATTATGCTATATGTGAAGAGTATGTGAGGTATTATACTTTGGTTATATTTGAACAAATGAAAATCGCAGCAGCAACGATTGCAGAATGTGTTTTTTCGTTGGTCCCGCTTATAAAACAAGGAGCTTCTGCTTTTTATGATTTTATCAGCGATGGAGCTGTGATAAGAGGTATATTAATGTATGTACTTATGGGTTTCGCTGGTCATTGGTTTTTTGGAGAGAGTGAAGTGTCTTTACCGACACCAGAATTTAATGCGAGTACTGTTAAGGAGTTTGATTTAACGAAAAAACATGATTTTTTCGGTCCACAAAGTGACATTTTAGTTGATGATCATAATACGTGGGTTGATACAGTGAGAAAGGGTTGTAAAACTTTAATAGTTAAGGATTACAAGGATAAGATGATGGACGAACATACTCAATGTATAGTTAGTGGTAAACGAATTTTGCTACCAGCTCATTTGGATATAGGAGATCGTTTTGTTGATTTGTATCATTCTTGGCAACACTATAAAGAAAGACATGTTGAAATTGAAAATGTGCAATTGAAGTTGATTAAGAAGTATGTTATTAGTGATTTGGCAGTATATGAAATTATTGGTACTGTCCCTTTGTATAAATTGAATAGGCATGTGTTTTCAGGATCTGCTACTAGTAGTAAGAATTGGTACTTGATTAATTCAGCTGGTCACATACCTGTAGTTTATGATTTGGATGTGAAACGAAACGATGAGGCTGTCACTTACGCTACTGTGGCAGGTAAATGGAACCATGATAAAGGAAGTGGGTTTTATACCCCATTTACTTCATCTGGAGCTTGTGGAACTGTATTGGCTGCACCTGGTGCGGGTATTATAGGTTTTCACGTTGCCGGTAATTCTAGCTTAGGGTTTTGTGTACAGCCACCAAATTTTGTTATGAATGAAGTGAGAGAGTTAATGTTGGACGCACCTTGTGCGACTAATTTTGAATTGGATACTACTATTGTACCGGATTTTTCCGGTGTTAGAGTAAGATATGAGGGTGCCATTGAACAGAAAAGGCCAATGAGTAAAACAACTCTAACGCCAAGTTTATTACACATGAAAGTGTGCGATGAAATGAGGGAGTTGATTACTTATGTGGAGTATACTCCCACGGATTATACATTAACTCCTTTGGAGGAAATTGACATAAAGGGTCCCCCGATATTTGATTCTAGAGGTACACCAGCTAAGACGCTTAAAGCATTGTCTAAGAAAACATTTATGCATCAAGGAAGAGTAACACCATCTGAGATCGAGTTTATGAAACAATACATTAGAGCAATTATGGTGAATTTCGACGATTTGGATGATCGGGAGGTAGCTTTTGGTGGAGATTATGTCCCCGCACTTAATAAGGATTCTAGCAATGGATATCACTGTTTGAGAGGAAAGGACAAGTATTTTGATTTTGAGAATAAGGAAATAAAGGATACGATGAAAGAATTGGCTGAAAGAGTAAGAGTTAATGCACTGAAGGGAAATTATGATTACAATGATTTTATGTGTAATGAAACCTTTAAAGATGAATTGAGAAAATCTACGAAAGTAGGAGATCCCAGAACATTTAGGGTTATGCCATTGGGACATATGTGGTGGACTAAAAAGATTTTTGGCAAATTGTTAAAACATTTTAAGGAACACAGAATGGAAACTGGTATTAGTGTGGGATATAACCCATACAAAGATGCGGATCCCTTAGCCAAACAACTTTTGTTATGTGAGGCTACTGGAGATGCGGATTTTGGTAAATGGGATGGTACTATTGTTGCAGCTATAATACGATTAATAACGGATGTTATGAAGGAGTTTTATACCGGCGAACACGATTATGTTATAGATTGGTTAACCAATACTATAGCTAATTCTTTTGTTTTAGTAAATGATGAGATATGGGCTACTACACATGGATTACCGTCTGGCACATGGTTAACTTTATTGTTGAACTGTTTGTTAAACAAATGCTTAACATCATTGGTAATTTATAGGTATAAACCCAATCCATGTGTTGATGATGTGAAAAATGTTGTTGATTTTGTGACTGGAGATGATAAGGTATTCGGAGCGGACAAGGAATTGTCAAAGTATTTTAATTTATTAAATATTAAAAACGTATCAGAATCGCTTGGGATGGATTGTACAAATGGAGACAAAACTAAGATAACAAAAGCTTCACAACCTTTTGATAAATTAACTTATGTCAAGCGCCATTTTAGAAAACATCCAATTTTGAATAGGTATGTAGGTTGTTTGTCTTTGGATACTATTTTTAATACTTTACAATGGGTTAGGACTGATGTGGATGACACACATGAAGCAATGTTGGGGAAGATGAGATCTATGCAAGTAGAGTCTTATTTACATTCTCCTTATTTATTTAATGAATTAACTAATATTTTTAATATTAATTACCCTTTTGATGCTTTTTTCTCAGAAGATAAGGTGATTAAAATTTTGCAAAGCGATGAAGGTTACGATTATATAACCAATTTGCAAGGCAAAAATTTTTCTTTTTAAATTTTTTAATACAGTGGAGTCAACCACTATAATAAAACCTTATTGATTAGGTTAGCAACCTATAGCTATCAATGCATTATACGGTTATACAACAATTCGATGACAATAGAATTGGCCGTGATGCAATGATTATACAATTTTTGTCTATTCCTTGTGTTTAACAATACACAAGGTGAAAATTTTTATTGTTACAGAACTACAAAATATAGATACACAATTTAAACAAGTCGCAAACAATGATTTTGACATTGATGCGCAAAATATGACAACAACAGTGGCTTCAGTTACTACAAGAGAAATACAAGAAATTGATTCACCATTTAATGATTTATTTATGAAAGTTGATATACCAGATGCTTACAGAGTTGATGCTAAGTCTTTTATTGAAAGACCCTTCTTTGTGGATGAAATTACTTATCCAGATACAGCTGCTAGATACAACTTATTAACTAGCACCGTTAGGTTTTTACCAGGAGATATAGCTCGCAGCAATGCATCTATATTGAATATGTTTAAAATGGCGGCTTATGGAAGACCGGATTTAATAATTAACATTTCTATGGCTGGCACTATCACTCATGCTGGGTGTGTGTTGGTAGGGGTTTTACCACCTTTTCCGGCTTACCCCACTTTAACAGGCGCTAATAATAAACGATTGATAAATACTATATTATCTGGACCCCATGCTTTTTTACATGCTAATGAAGCCACGTCAGTAGCTATACCAGTTCCATGGTATTGCAATACGGATTTGGCCACAACGGATATGGAACAAACCAACGGATATGATACGACTTTGGATATAACAGTAACTAATGGTAATTATGCAACTCTAGTTTATATGGTATTAAATCCTTTAATGCCATCTACTGGATCAACTAAATCTTTACGTATTATAGTAGAGGCTTGTTTTAAGAACTTCGATTTAGCTGTACCTACACCTAGATTTGTGACATGGACAGCACAAAGTGGTAAGAATTTATCATGTTTTAATCCTTCGTATGAAGATTTTGACAAGCTTGCAGCTGAAAATAATCTAGAAGAGTGGGTTAATGCACCTCCTGTTAAGAAGCGAAGAATATATAATCGCATAGTCAAATACTCTCCTTTTATTGGAGGAGCAGTAACTATTGCGGGAATTTTGTTACGTATAGGATTTGCTTGTGTAGCGGGAGAAGACCCATTACCCATGGATTTTATACCGCAAATACCTAATTTTGTACCACAATCTGGATTGATTAACGGAATAAAGGGATTGGCTTCTGGTTTATTGGATTCAGCTTCTAGCGGACTTAAAACCGTTACGGCTGATGCTTTGGATTCAGGTAGAGGTCTTATACGTCAGTATACTGGCCTACACAACCCTAATATTCCTCAAGTGCAGGAGCGTATAATTACAACACAAACGAATTTTGTAAACAATACTGATTGTCCGCAATACTTTGAGAAACTTGACCCTTTTGTTAAGTTCAATCGTATAGTTAAGGAACCAATATTTGGATCAAGCGTAGATGAAATGGCTATATCTAATATAGTCACTAAGAAGCAATTGATAGGAACTTTTAAGGTTGACGTTAATGATAATGTGGGCTCAATGAAGTGGGCTAGACCTATTTCACCGTTTCAAGGTGGAAGTGGTACTTTAGAGGGAAGCGATGGAGTTATTTGTTTTAATAATATTGAACTTATGCATTCAATGAGCAGAGGATGGAGAGGGCCAATGAAATTGACTATACAGTCTATTATGAACAATAAGCAGCAATGTAAATTGAAAGTAATTAAAATGTATAATCCGTCAGTTAAAATAGCCACAAACTATCCAGTGTATAGAAGTATAGTCAATGCTCCTACTCACTTATTAGAATTTACAGAAGGAGGGCAGGAGCATGAAGTTAGTTTACCGTATTTGTGTAGAAATGATATAACACCTTGTGCGACTAATATGGATACGGAAGCTTTGTTTCATGGTATTTACTATATTTACGTAGCGCAACCTTTAGTTATATCGGATTCATCACCTAACAGTATTGAATTTAATGTATTTATATCAGGTGAGGCAGATTTGACTTTTTATGGTTATACTACTGCTACTAGTTACCATAGTAATTTTGGTGTTATTCCACCTCCAGTTAATAATGTAGTGTTAAAGAATAAAGCGGGTTCTGTAATAGCGAAAAAGGATTTCGTGTCTGTAACAAGATTCGAACCAAACGTCGCTTTTTACAAGCATGCAGACAATGAAGAATTAACTCTGTTATATGTGTTTATTAACAGCACTAAACATAAAGATTTAACAACTGATCGAACTAAATGGACACAAGTACAGAAAGATGAATTTGCTGCTTATAGAAAATCTAATGCAGCAGGTTATGCTATAATGTTAGGAAATTGGAACCAAGTAAGAGATGCTATAGGAGCTGAATTGATGCAGAGTGTTATTAACACATGGAAGTATGATTCGTCAATGAAATGTACGTCAGTTGAAATTAGTTCATTGAGAACTTATCAAATATTAGCATTAAAGAAAGCACTAGGAATATCAGAAGCTACCGGTTTTAAACCACAGAGTGGTTCAATTAAAGTCATGAATGAACCACAGAAGCAAACTCATGAGACGAGGGAAGAGAGTAAAGAACAAAATTTAGGACATATGTCTCGTCTAATGCCATCATTAGACATAAGACATTTTCTTAGACGTATGTATAAATCACAAGTTTACAACACAATAATAGAGCCAGGTCAGACATATAATAATGCATTACCTTTGTCATCTTTTTTAGGAGAAAATCCTGCCATTTGGAATTATACACCAATTGAAACTTTTAGTCGTATGTATTATGGAAAGTCCGTGGGATTTAAATTTAGGTGTATGGTTTCAATTATCAACATATCTGAGGAAACTATACAAGACGTGGATTTGTTGAACATGCGTGTCTATTATGTGCCTCAAAATTTGAATGCTTTAGTTAATTCTAAGGTAATCGTATCGGCGGCACCTAATGTTAATGCATTTGCATCTCCTTTCACACAGTCGGATGGTATACCATTACCTTTCCAGATATTGAGTAAGGAATCAACATCCACACATATGGTTTATGAATTTGCGTTACCAGACACATCTTTTTATAAATTTATGGGTGGTCCAAATAAATTCTATTCTTTCGACTCTAATGCGACTCCAACTGAGGTTTCTCAAAGTGATTTTGGTTCAGTCGTTTTACAGTTCACTAATTTGTCTAAATCTAAAGTGGCTGCATATACTTTTGAGTTGTTTATGGGTTTGGCTGATGAATCCCGTTTTGGGTATCATACTATAGCTCCTCCTTTTCAAATATTCAAAACAGGAGGCACTTATTTAGGCAACAACACATCCACAAATAATCCACCGTCAACTGGATTAAATGCATTCATTTATAGAGGAGGATTTCTATAAATACCGACAAAAGACAGCGAAATCACACGCTCAAAAAATATGTGATTAGTTTAGTACGCTTAGATACTACACCTGCTAATGGGGGTGTATAAATATACCACTAGCAGGCAATGCCGAGATC